CTAATCGCAATTATCCCTATAAAGAGTTTTTCCCAATCGTACGCTTGGGGACATCGTATAACATTCTGCGTCGCACTGAGGTGTCCGATAGGATGAGATACGGAAACAGTGAAGACCCCCTCCAACTTACTGTTCGCAGACGATTAGACCGTCCGTGTCAATCGCTTTATAAATATAAAAAATAAAAAATCAAGAGAAAATTAAAAAAGTAGAAATTCTCTTGCATTTATCTGAAAACTATTTATATCACAATTATATATTGTATTATAACTATTTTAAATATATCATTTCCATAAATGGCAGACTTTACAAGAAGTGATTATGAGAAGGTTAAAACACAGGTGCTTAGAGAGTTCTGAGCCTCTGAGGCGGCAACCACTCAAAAAAGAAATCAGTTCAGAGAAAGGTCTTGGTTATACCAAACGGTAGCAGATGATGAAAAGGTAAAGGTAAATCTAATCAGAAGTCTAACGAACTCTTTGTTGGCTCTTTATTATCAGGATAAGCTTCAAGTAAAATGGTCAAGTAGAGACCTATATCATTTTATTGAGGCAAGGAATTTCCAATCAGTATGTGAATATGATTATGACAATCTTGACATGGAAGTAGAAGATTACATTAATCAGAAAAACAAATTCCTTAAGTGAGTATGAATAAGGGTGCTAACAGGATGGGATGATGAGAAGAAGAATCCTACCTATAAAGTGGTAGACCCATTGTCATGGTATCCAGACCCAAGATGACACACACATGTAAAGAACTTTGATTACATGTGATTTGAAAGCAAGATGCCTGTTGAGGCTGTGAAGAAAATGCAGAAAGCAGGTATATGGAGAAAGGTTGATATCCAACCATGATTAACTCCACAGCAAGAGCAACAGCTACAAGATAAATGAAATCCAAGATATATAAACGAGAAGACTGCTGTAGAAAAAGATACAACCATCTATACACATTATACTATGTATGAATGAAAGCCATTACAAGTAATAATGTATAAGAGGGATGCTATCTTAGATATGAAATATGTTAAGCCTATCTTAAAATGAGAAGACCTTATAGATTGTAATGTTAAGTTCCCAGTTGCATTAAACTACCGAGAGCCACATGATTGAGACCCACGGTGAATTAATCTATATGATGTTGTAGAGGACAAGCAGAAGCTACAAACATTAATGATGAACTTAATCAGAATCCAGGCTATTAAACAAGCATTAGGATGAAGGGTATTCTTAGATAGAAATATCTACACAAAGTCTAAGAAGATACTTAGCCAATGAGTTCTTTGACCACAGTATATCCCAGTAGATTGAAATGGTCAGAACATAGGTAACATGTTATTCATTGAGCCAGAGAAATGATTGAGTCCAGATGTATATAACTTCCAGACACAATTAAGCAACCAAGCAGAGAGTGACACATGAATCTCTAAGCTTACACAATGAGTATGAGACCCTAACATGTCTACAGCATCTGAGGCAACTATTGCACAGGATAATGCAAACATTAATAAGGTGTTATGAAATAAGATAAATGCATGGGGAGAGAAGACGTTCTGGCAACTATGGTATATGTTCTATAAACATTTCTTCAGTGCAAAGGACGAGAAATATGTAGAGCTTACAAGATGAATAAGTCCAGCATGAGATATCTTTACGAGAAAGAATATCATTTGAGGTAATGACCCAAGGATACAGATAGTTAATAAGTGAGATTTAGATAGTCAGAACAGAGCAGACTTAGATAAGTTTGTGCAGCTATATGCAATGATTATGGCAGACCAAACAGCAAGTCCAGCAGAGAAGAGATTCATGAAGAGAAAGTATTGTGCTTTATTATGAATGAGTCAGAGTGAGATTGAACAAGCATGTGCATACACACCAGCTGAGCTTGATGCTAAGGAACAGGTTATCTTGCTTAATAATAATATACCTGTACAGATAGGAAGCATGGATGAGGACCATTATACATATCTCACTATATACCAATCAGCCTTAAACACACCAGCCACAAGAGCTGCGATAGAGATGAGGAAGATGGCATATATTCAAAGCTGACAGCAAGCAAGAGATATGGCTATAATGTGATGATTACCATGACAAGCAGGCAACCAATGAATCATGAACTGAGTAACAAACAATATGATTCAGAAAGACAATCAGTTAAAGACTCAACCGTTCTAATGAACGTTCAGCCGTTTTAATCCTTAAATAGACCGATATGGAAAATGTTAATGAAATGTTAAGCCAAGAGGCTTTAGAAGAGTTGCATAAAGCTTACACAAAGAATTATGTAGCACACAACATTATTAAGAACTCACAGGAGTTGTTAATAGAGAAAACAAAAGAATGGTTTAAAGAGAATGGGTATGAAGACCCAGATGTAAAGCTTGCCACTAATGAAGACTTTCTTGCAAGAGCAGACAATGATGAGAAGGTTGCAGAAATGATAAAGACCCAGTATACTACAAGATGGGCAGAGATTAATGAACTCAGATGAGCTTTGATGAAAGCTGATGTTGAGATACAGTCAAGTATAGATTGACTAAAATTTGTTTTAGACCTTATTAAATAATAACCATGGCTAAAAAGAAAACTACAAAAGAAGCTGTAGAAGAAGTAAAAGTAGATGAAGTAAAGTCAGAGGGTGCTGAAGTAGAGAGGACTAAAGAGATGATATGTGAGTTTTATGGGATAAGTGATGAAGAGCTTCTTAGTTCAGATTGTGATTTATCTAAATACAATCTAAACAAATGAGATGAATGAATTTTACTTAATTGGGCTGAAGAGAACAAGAAAGTAAAATCATGAGATGTTGTATTTGATATCTATACAACAAACACAGAAGCGTGAGCTATTATAGAGAAGTATTGAGTTACTCCTGAAGATGTTGCTGAATGAAGATTAGATGAGTTAACGAAAGAGGAGAAAGAGGTAATAGAAGCGTATTATAATGATTTGATATCAAAGCTTTAATTATTAATTAGACCGACATGAACTGATTACAATCAACTGATTCAACAAGAGCAATAGTAGAAGAAAATGATATGAGACAAAGAATAAGACAATCTGCTATTCAATGGTGAGTCAAGCCAACAGACATCACACCACAGTTACTAAGAGAGAAGTGAGTGTTGGATGTCCAAAAAGTAATGGATGTAGTAGTAAAGTTAATATGTGAGTTCTATTGAATAGGCATGTGGGAGTTATCTGGGAATAGTAAAGAGTTCTTAATGAACAAGTACTGAATTCCAGAAGACAAGATAAACACTCTATACAACAATGGGAATATAGCATTAGCTTATAGTGAGTTTGTTAAGCAACACTATGGGGATTGAAAACAGCCAGAAGATGTGCAGTTAGACCCACTACCAACTACTACAACTGTTGTTGACTTGCCAGAAGAAAAAGTTAAACAGGAAGAGGAAAGGATGATGAGAATATGAATAGATAACCTAAAACAGATGCTTGCCTCAGAGACCGACAAAGATAAGAGAGAATTATATGAGGCACAATTAAAGGTTTTAGAACTAAAAATAAAGAATGCAAACGCTTGATAAACAACTATATGAGCTTACAAGGAGTAAGCATTGGAAGGCATTAGAAGAGTATCTGAAAGCAAATAAATCCATCGTAGAGGACCATTTGTTCAATTCAAAGACTGGTTATATAGAGAAGCCTACGAACTGAGCAGTTGTCCTCATAAAGATGAGAGAAGTGTATCAGAGGATATTAGACCTTCCAGAGACATTAAAATGATTAGCAGAAGATGAGACTGCGAGCGACAACCTATTAGAAACCGTAAAAGATATCATAAAAGATATGAGTTAGCTTATATACAGATGGTATGGTGGTCGGTCTCCATGCCATCTCTATAGAGGTTAGCTACGGCTAATCCAGTGGATTGCAACTCCACATAATAAAATTGCACGTCAGAGATGACACATTTATCTATAATCAATTCATAATGACCGAACAGACCGATTACAACTCAATGCCTTTAGATGAGTTAGAGAAGATGGTATCTGGCATGCCCTTAAGCCAAATGGACACAGAGAATCCTGCACCTGAAGAGCCAAAGGAAGAGCAGAAGGAAGAAGAAGCGCCTGAAGCTAAACCAGAGGAATCTAAGGAAGAGGGGGAACAGAAACCAGATGAAAAGCGCGAGCCAGAGAAAAAGACCCCAGAGTCTATCAAAAAACTTTTACATCAAAGGAGTGAACTTAGACAAGATAACGACAGGCTTAAGACTGAGTTAGAAGAAGCTAAGGAACAGTTGAGGAAACTTCGTTCATGAGAGTTGGACTCTGAGTTTAAGAACTCAGATGGTGAGGTGGATGAAGACAAAAAGAAGGAAGCTATACAAGATGCCTCATTTAATAGCAGGATTATTGAGAGAGAGCTAAGCAACTCAAACAAGAATCTTGATAGTAATAGAGAATTGGAGATGGCTAAATTCTTAATTGAAAATCCAGACCTTGCTGATGTCAAAGATGAACTAATGTCTTATGCAAATGCACACAAAGACTTAGACATTGAAGATATTAAATATCTTGTTCTTAGCAAGATAGACCCAACGAGGCTATTGGATGAACAGACTAAAAACAAGCTTAGTGGTAATTATTCAATCCCTGGGAAGTCTTATGACTGAAAAGAGGAGTCAAAGGATGATGACCCAAGTAAAATGTCTTTAGATAAGTTACAGAAAAAAGTAGAGGAGTTGGGATTACTTTAATTTAATAACCAACTTTTAACAAATGGCTTTAACAATTACAAGCAGAAGTAATATCAATGCAAGTTGACAATTACTACAAACATGGTTAGATAGAACTGTGTTAGAAAACTTTGAACCTAATCTTAGATTCTATGACATGTGAGAAAAACCAGCATGGCCTGCAGGTTACAACACATTGGCATGGACAAGATGTAACAAATTAACTGTTACTCCTACAACTGCTACATTAACTGAAGGTGTTACACCAGACGACACTGCTATTACATTTACGACTATCTCTTTGACAGCTAACCAATACGGTATGTATGCTATCATAACAGATATTCTTGAAGATGTATCACCAGTTCCTATGGTATCTAACGCATTGAAAGTTATTGGAGAGAACATGGCACGTATTATTGACCAAGTTATCCAAGGAGTTCTTGCAGCTGGTACAAATGTTATCTATGCTGGAGATGCTACAACTCGTGCATCTATTGACGCATCAGACCTTATGACAGCTACTACATTGGCTAAAGCAAACGCTTTCTTGTCAACTAAAGCTGCACCTGTATTCTGAGATGGATACGTTGCTGTTATGCATCCAAATGTAATATTTGACCTTCAAACAGGAACTGCTACATGAGCATTCATGGATTTGAGTAAATATACTGAATCTGGAAGAGCACAATTAGTTAAGGGAGAAATTGGAAAGATTTTCAACGTAAGAGTTGTATCTTCTGCTTTCATCCAAACATTTGCTTCTACAGTTACTGTATATCCTACATACGTAATGTGAAAAGGTGCTTACGGAGTTGCTGATTTACAAGGATTAAGAAGCTACATGGTAGGTGATGGTGCTTCTAAATCAGACCCATTGGCACAAAGAAGATATGTTTGAGCTAAAGTTGCATTCAACGCAATCATCTTACAACCAGATGCATTGGTTAGAATTGAATCTGCTTCAAGCTTATCATACTCTTGGTAGTATAAGAGGGGCACTTAACGGTGTCCCCTTTTAAGATATGTCTGTTGTGTATAGATATATCTTAAAAGAGAACGGTTTTATATCAAACATCTAACAATGGCAAAATCAATATGAAGTTATATATCAGACTGGATGAACGATAACGCCAGAAATGCAACAGACTTAGATGCCAATGTTGCATTGGTATGGTTTAACAGGCGCTACCATGAGATAGAGTGAAAGATAGCCACATTCATTATGGACAATTATTTTGATGAATATATGGATATCAATCTCGTAGCAAACAATGCTGTTTATGAATTGCCTACATGAGATAGCTGATGAAGTTATCTTCCAGATTATCCAGAACTTAGGAAGTTATTAGAGTTATCTATAGACTACACAGGTAATTGAAAGTTTGTTAAAGCAGATGAGTTCCCTGATTGAGATGTACAACAACCATTAGAATGGTACTCTAAACATACATCTCATTGGAGGCCATATTTCAAATTTGAGTGAAAGAGCAGAATAAGATTATATCCAACACCTACAGAGGATGTTACTGGTTGATTGCGTATAAGATATGCAGCAAACACACCAGATGTTGCAGCTACAGATACTGAGAATGATTTAACAATACCACGGCAATACATACATGTAATCTTAATGTGAATGAGTTGGGATAATGCTAAAGCAGTTAATGACACAAAGAATGTTATGATGTTTAAACAAGATTATTATCAAGCTATGAATGAGATGATGGCTGAGTTATCTGATAGATATATTCAACCTACGCAATATCATACACCTAATTTAAGATGATTAATGAACTAACCAATGGCTATAAAACTTAAACAATACTTAGAGAATAGTTGGTATAGATGAGCATCACAGGATAGGCAATCATGATATGCTGCACAATTTCAGTATTGAGAGAATGTGAATGTAAGGGATATGAAGAACTGAGTTTGTTTATCATGAGGCTCTACAGATGTAACAACACACTCGGAAGAA